CATTCGTATTGCCTTCTTCAATATCATCAGTATCCAGGATTACATTTCCTGATTGATCTGGAGATACTGAGTTGACGGTCTCAACTGAACCGCCTCCGCCTTGAGTCACCGTTACCCACTCTGTTCCGTTTGAGCTTCCGTTTGTGGCTAAAACTTGCCCGGGAGTACCATACGTAGATGGAGTGTCATCTAAATCAATGAGGTCTACAGGTACATCGAGTGTAGTAGGCTGGTACTCACCAAGTGATACATTCCACGTAGGAACTTGGCCGTCAGCAGTTGGAAGTGAGTCAGACCAGTCGGGTAGGTTTCTTACGCTAGTGGCTGTGGTTGTGGTGGTGCTTTCCACGTATGAAGCGAGCCATACTGCGTCTAGGTCAGATGACGACACCCACAGCTCATCTTTGTCTTCAAGTGGCAACAAATCACTAAGCATGTTGTACGAATCGTCACCAGACGTTATCGTGTATCGCTTGAGTAACGTATTGGTAGATCCGAACTTCTTGATGTAAAGCTCTACTGAAACAGAAGTCTTACCATCGCAGTTAACAAGCACCGACTTAATCAACGTGGTTGTTGCCGTGGCAGTAAAGAACAGCTGGGCCGTACTGAGGACGGTGTTTTGGAATTTCGTTACCTTATACTGGTTTGGCATTACTTCTCGAGAAAGATTGTGAAAATTTCGATATCACCAAGATCAGGGATCGATATGTTGTCCAAATTTACGGGAGAACTTACGATTATGAGGTCTGTCTTTGATATCACCTGATTTACCGCTTGACTCACATTAGCTATGTCAAACTCATTGTCTGAAATCTTTTGAGAGTTGATGGAGACAGTCCCGTTGGTTTCGATCAGGAGGTTTTTGATGTTCGAGATAGGCCCCGGGCCATCATTCGAATTGTCATTAACCCCCGGAGTGCTTGGCCCTTTGCCAGTGTCTGTATTGTTGGAGTAAGAGTCTATCTGTTCCAGCAATGCGTCCCTATCAAAACCAACAACGATTGACTCAAATGATACTGACTCAAACGTCCGGTTGACAGCGTATGGCATAAGGTACTCATCAATCCCTCTTAGTACTGATGTCTTGAGGATACTTATCGGCCTCACAATCTTATCGTAAGACTGAGATCCATATGATGAGTTGATAATAGACCCCATCACCAACTGCCTGGTCTTGTGTCTGATATGCATCACCTCAGAACAATTCAGGTATAGCAAAGCATTGTTTTTCTCCGCTGGAGCATATCGCGGAGACCAGTAAAGGTTGTCTTCTCGATCGTCCAGAGGTACACCCTGATCAAATAGCCTCGATCGAATCTTACCGTTCGATCCTTGGTTGCGATTCACGAAAGACGACCCGATCCGAGTCCCACCCAAGTCCGACATCTCAGAGCCATTGTTGTTCAGGTCGAAGGCAAGGTATTGGAGGTCTGAAGTCGACTCGCCGTTACCATACTTGACAGTGCAGCCATAAATGTTGTACTCGTTGGGCTTGTACTTGTTCCAGCTATCGATACCGTCAACTCCGGGGGCGGGTGCAGTGGCAAAAGCTGGTGTCTGGCTGAACGTGTATGTACCATCGCCATGAGGACGAGGGCCGGTGTTTGGAGCGTAGATAAGGAGCTGATGGCTGTCCCAGTGGAAAGCCTCAATGAAACCAATTTCAAGGAACGGCATCGACAAGGTGTAATTCATGTGCCACAAGTACCTCGTCCTGTCGTCGTTGTGTCTCACTGAGAGCACATTATCACTACCCTCGTTGTTCTCTTTGATCTCAGTCTTAACTGGGGTGTAGAACTTTGTGCTGGGGAAATCTATCTCGAGAAACCTTTCGGTCGAACCCTCCTTGATGATGTCCGGATCCATACCGATCATCGTCTCGAAATAGGTATCCCCGTATTCAGGATCATCATCTCCCACCCAGGTATAAGCCCCTCCGTTCTCATAGAACTTCGGGTAGTAGATATCCTGACCATTGAACAGAGGAAGGCCAAGCGCATTTAGAAGACTAGAGACTTCAATACTGCTATAGAAGCTGTCCAGTGTCTTGACGTGGCGTTTCAGCCTCCAGTTCTTACCGTTAGAATCGGTAACCCTAATGACGTTCCTGACGATAGGGCATGCCCCGATACCGTCTCTAGCGGCCTCGTCAAGTAGCAGAACCCTCTCAAATGATAGGTAGCCCGACATCGCAACCGTTAGCCCTCCTGTGTCGCCAGCAGCAACACTCAGCCCAGTAACAGAAGGCTCATTCTCGTTCCTGCCCAAGTAGGACATTTGATAAGGCTCTTCATCGGGGTCGCCCCACGCAGTCCACAGCGGGACTCTGAATATGGGTTCGTTTAGGATTGGTTCGTCACCATCCCATGATCCATACTCATACCCTACTCCACTAGCAAAGATTAAATCAGAACCAGCATCTTCATGGATCATGCTTGCTCCTCGGTACGGGAAAAGACCAGACCGGTTTACTCCGGTCAGGAATGACATTTTCTCATCTTCGAGATCGATCAAAAGCGTCTCCTCCCCGGACTGAGCGATGAAGTATGGCTCCTGGTCGACGTTGAGGAATTTAATTGTCGGTACAGACTCCAATTGGTAGCCATAGTTGGCCATGTAGCTGGCATTATAAGCGTACCAGCAGCCCTTCGTAAGAACCAAGGTAGCACCTACTGCAAGCATGATGTCCGACAGAACCTCGTATGTCGAAGTAAATGTGTCTGACGGCAATGGCAGTCTCCTCCTTGTGTTTAGTTTTTTCTTGACACCATAGAAGGTTCTTGCGTGAACATAAGACAGATCCAGTGTGCTCGCAGTCGCATCAAATGAATACGTGTTGTCACTCGGGATTGGAAGACCTATCTCCTTGAGGTATGTTTGGTCAGTTGCAGCAAAGTAGTAGTTCCAGTGCGGCAACTTCTTCAGGCACTCTCGAATCCAAAACGACAATGAACGCTCACCGATGTAGAACTTCTGAGTATCTGGCGTGACAAAGTTTACGTGCTTCAAAAACGGTAGGCCGTCAGTGCATGAGAAAGTCGCAGTGATGTAACCCGAACCGTTGTCAACGGTCTCTGAAGTCTCATCCGGAAGCACCAGTCCGCACCACTCCAACCTGTCAACATCCTGGTCGTCAGTGATATAAATCCCGCAGACAAGTCCATATTCTGAATCAGAATACATGATGGACATGATTTCATCACGTTGCTGCTGTGTCAGGAACACTGTGAATTGAGCAGAAGATGAGATGACTGGATTGGTGTGATCCTCAGTATTACCGCTATATCTGATAGATACGCCCGGAACCGCGAACTCGACATTGTGGTCGCGATCTAACCCCTGCCCCAACAGGTCGATTACTTCGACTCTGTAACGGACTCCATTAGACTTGAGCCTGGTGTTGATTAGCCTTTTAGCCATAAGTTCTATCGAATGCGGTGATGCCTCTGGTTTCGGCAATTATAAGGTTGGATCCAGCGACCACTCCTGACATGCTCCTATCGTTAAGGAAGCTAGAATCAATTGTGGGGTAGTTCCCGAAAGCTCCGCCACCAAGCGACCCTGACAAAAGACCACTGAAACCTCCTCCCGCTGACAATGCTTGCGCCGCTGCGGCAGCCCTAATACCTCCACCTCCAGACAGGATGTTAAGGGCCAGAAACGCGAGAGCTGTAGCGATTACTTGGGCGGCGAGCTTCTTCAGGACATCGATCATGACATCAGAAAAACTCTTGGTTCCGTCCAAAACGTCCACTAACGTAGATGAGAATCCCGAGAAAACAGAAACAAGCGATTGCCCCCAGGCCACTGACTCGCTTTGGAATCGTGCCAACTCGTTGTTCTTGATCCGCTCGTTAAACTTTGCAATAGCCACCTCAAGTGCCTCGTACTCACCCTTAGCCAATCCAAGTGACTCTCTGAGTCGATCCCACCTTTCAGCCAACTCTTGAGATGTCGTCTTTCCTGTAAGTAGTGAGGTCTCCTCGTTTATTGAGGCGATTGCGTCCTTGATTGCTTGAGTCTTGGCTAGCTCGTTTTCATTGATGAATTCAAGGTTCTCCAGGCTACCCTCGATATCTTTCAAATCAATACCAAGGTCTCTAAAGTACGATTGGATGGTGTTTATCTCATCCTTGACCTCTTTGAGTTTGTCCAGGTCAACAACATCCCTTGACTGAATGACCGTCAGTATGCCCTGCAATTCAATGAGCCTGTTCCTTAGGTCAGACACGTTTTTCTTGCCTAGCAGAGTACTTTTCTCTACCTCTTTTTCAGTGCCAGGAATTGTTATCCCGAGCAATTTCATGGTAGACTCGATCTCTTGAAGCTGCTCATTAAGGAAGGTGAGGTCGTTAACGGCCTTGGCCTCTCCAATCAGCCCTTTCGAGTAGTTGTTTTGGATGTTCTCAATCTGAGAGCTCAGGCTTCTGTACTCCTTAGTCAGGTCTCTTGTGGCCGCTTGTGTATCAGAAGTATCCTCCAACAATCCCCTAAAGGCGTTATCTCTGAGTTCCTGGAGAGAAGTGATCAGCTTGTTGTTTTCCCCAACATACGCGTTCAGCTCAGTGACCAACTGGCGGTAAGCCGTCTCTTGGTTCTTGCTGGCCTGAATCTCCTCCTTTTTCTTTTGGATGATGTTTGTCAGGTCATCATACTGCTGCTGATATTCCGCGTTGAGGGCTTTCTGAACAGTGATGGTACTGGTGTAGGCTCCCCCGCCCTGAACTTGAGACTCAAAGAATATCTTGCCTGTATCAATGAGTCTTTTCTGAGCAGCCTCAAGGTCTCCTAACTGATCGGCGAGTGACTGAGTGTTTGACTTCTGATTGCCCATCTGCTCGATGGCGTTCAGATACTTTTGCCATGCCGTAACGCTGGCCGCTGCTTTGTCACCTGATTTCGCTAAATCATCTATCTCAGATGTAACGCTAGCAATAGCACTAGTGGTAGCGGGAGCCTCGTCGCTAAATAGAGCCATCCCGGCAGCTATCACCGTCAAAATGAGACCCACGCCGCCCATAGCGACCATCAGAACCCTGACGGCTATAGCTAATCCGTTGCTAACTAGTGTAGCGGCAGCCACTGCCGTCTTGTAAAGACCGAGGTAGAAAATGACCGGGCCAATAGCAGCCACGATAGCAAGGAAACCGACAATAATGCTCTTTATCACCGGGTTTAGTTTAGCAAAATACCTGGTCATACTAGCAATAGCGGCTGTGACATTCTGAATAGCGGGCTTCATAACCTCGCCTACAGATATCGCTAATTCCTGTGTTGCTGACTCCATCTTTTTGAGCGATGCGAAGATGGTATCATCCATCTGGTCAGCAAAGAACCCTAGCGTGTCATCGGTCTCACGAATGGCTTTTTCAAGCTGCAACATTTCCTCTGCACCCCCAGCAAGCGCAGCAAACGTACCTGCGGCTCTAACACCCACTCGATCGAGTGCCTCTTCGAAAGAGACACCTGACTTGACAATGTCAAAGAATTCCTTTGAAACGTCTTTCCCTTCCTTGGTGAGCTCAATGAAAATTCTACGGAGCTGAGTACCTGCTCTTGATCCGGTAAAACCAGCATTGGCAAGCTGACCAAGGATGGCTGCGGTTTCAGAAAACGTGAGCCCAGCCACGTTGGCTTCTGCACCAACATAGTTCAGTGAGGCCCTGAAAGAATCCATGTCCAGAGCAGACAGTTTGAGCGCGTTGGCAGTAGCATTAGCCGCATATTCTGCCGCTGATGACTCCGTTATGAACGCATCAAAGGTTCCGCTCATTCTGTTCATCGTCTGAACGACAAACTGACCCGCTTCGGCTAGGTCTAAACCGAATGCCTGGGCAAGATTGAGTACACTGGGCGTGATTTGCTCAATCGTCTCTGCTTCTTTACCGAGCTTTTTGAGCTCCAGCTGAAGTTCGGCAATCTCAGTAGCGGTGAAGATGGTGGTCGAACCAAGTTCTCTTGCCTGATCGACCAGCCTGGGTAGACCGGAGGCGTTGGCACCGGAAAGACCCTTTAACCTAGCTACAGCTAAGTCGAAAGATGACGCAGTATCAACCGCTGCTTTTGCCGCCAAAAGCAATGGTGCGGTAACGGCCACGGTCATATCGCGACCCACAGTTCGCATTGTGTTACCCGCCTGTTTCCACGTCTTCTCTACAGACTTGAGGTCTTTTTTGAAGAGCGCAGTATAGAGCCTTAGAGTCGCTGTGATACTAGTTGATGCCATCTATTTTCTTGAATTTCTCAGCCAGAGCGTAGACGTCTTCCTTGGTCTCAATCTTGTAGCCGTCTTTCGCGCCTCCCTTAAGATAAGGATGGAAGTCCGCCGGTGAGAAAGTCTTTCCCTTCTTGGCATTAACTTGAGCCAGGATCGACATCAATGATGCCGTTCTGTTCCAATTCATCTCATCGTTTCGACGCGACCTCATATTGATGCAGCTCAACTCGAAGAGAGTCAAGTCCCAAAATCTGTCGGGATCCACGCCGTTGATCAGAGCCTCTGAGTACAGGTCTCTGAAATCAAAGTCTTCGTGCTTGGATCCCTCTGTTACTTTTTTTCCTCAGCGTTCAGGCTCTCCCCAACCGTTTTCATGGAGTCCATAACGATTTGGGAAACCCTAACCACTTCAGCAAGGTCATCCAAGGCGAGCGCGATGAAAGTAGCCTTAGACATATTGAAATCATCCCCGTTACGATACGCGTAATTAACGCATGCCCAGTAGATCATCTCTGCCATAATGCCTGACTCGTCAAATTGAGCGAGATCCTCAAGGTCACTCAGTTTTTTTCCATGGTCAACGCATAGTAGACGCAGTGAATTGATTGAAGCGTGACCCTTGAGTTTTTTTCCGTTGAGGTCGAACTCAAATTCCCCTCTAACGGCGTTAAGTTTAGCTGATCTTGAAGCCATAGTGTGTTGTGTTGATGAGTCAAAAGTAGACGAAAAAGGCGGAACCTGAGTGGCCCCGCCTTTGACTTAGTATTCAATGAAAATCATACTACCATTTTGTACAGGTCGCCATACCCACTGAAAGACGCACTGTAGGTCGCGATGTCATCGACTCCGCCAGAAATCGAAATAGAATCGATCAGGGACTGACCAGCATACTTCACCTCCGATCCGGTGTCAAAGATAACGATGACATACTCCTTGTCTCGAGCTGCATCCATAACACTGGTGGCAGTTCCGTCTCCAGCAGCACTCAAATCGAGCAAACCATCAATAGACATCGACCATGACATGGCACCACCAACAATGTAGGTAGTGGAGCCATCCTGACCATTCCTGGCAACCGTTTCGTTCACGGTATTCGTGGCCTCGATCGTAGTAGACGTAGCCAAAGCCATCAGCTCAGGCTCTTCAATAAACGTGAAGGCTTGGTTTGGGGCTGACTTGTAAGATACAATCTCGACAAACTTGCCAGTATGGTCAAGCAGAATAGCTACATCATTGTTTGATACGCTATCGACATTGTTGATAAGATTCCAGTAGCCATCAAACCCTGAGAACGAAGCAGAAGCAGTCCATACTGACGATGCTGACAACTTGATGATTGGTAGCGGATTGGTTAAATCCGGCTCATTTGCCGACGAAGCACTCCAGTCGATATCAGGGGTTTTGTAGATCCCCAGAGCATTTGCCGAAATCGTAGCCATTACGACTGGGTGTACTTGTACAGATCGCCGTTACCGTTGAAAGATGCACTGTAAGTCGCGATGTCATCGACTCCGCCAGAGATCGAGACCGAGTCAATCAGAGCCTGACCGATGTACTGGGTTTGAGATCCAGTGTCAAACTTAATAATGACGTACTCCTTGCTCCGGGCAGCATCCATCACGTTGGTCGAGGTGCCTACACCGGCAGAACTCAAGTCGAGCAGACCGTCGATGGACATCGACCATGACATAGCACCGCCAACGATGTAGGTCGTAGAGCCGTCAGTACCGTTACGCGCGACAGTCTCATTCACAGTGTTCGTGGCCTCGAGGGTCGTGGACGTAGCCAAGCTCATGAGCGTCAAAGCACTCGTAGTGACATCGGTGAAAGAGCCAGATGTTTCCTGTCCAATACCGACGAAGTCTCCGCTCGAATCGATAATGATTGCGTATCCACCGGTAGGGAATCCACTGGGTACAACAGCGGCCGCGACGGTAATGGAAGTGATAACCTCGAGGGGAGAAGTCTGGCCTGAGGCCGTTTGGTAAACGCCTAATGCGTTAGCTGAGATAGTTGCCATGATTCAGTTTATGAGATTGCTTTTACTAGAATTTTATTGATCTTGGACGTGAATGTGCCGAGAACCCTTCTTGTGTTTCTGTTGTAGACCTTCTGAAAGTCAAACCTGTACTTGCCGTCCATTTGACTGGCAGGTGAAGCAAAGAAATGAGCTCTCCATCCTCCGTTTTTGTTCGATGCGCGTTTAGGTCTTGACTTACCCCCAATATAACCTTTTGCCTCCGACTTAAAGGTTCCGACACCCATGGCCTTACCGAGTCCGCCAGTCCTTTTGGTTATAGCCCCGCTATAAACACTCTTGTTGATTGAGTCAGCCCATATCTTAACGGAATCTCTTAGAGCTTTCCTGATTTCCTTCTCGTAGTCCTGGTCAATTTTCGCCAGCTTTTCCAGCTTTGCCAGAAACGCCTTGTCGTTGATTGTGATTAAATCCGCCATTACTCTCCCCCTTTAGGTACTATCAATTCAAATGGAACTGTTCTTGGTAATATCACTCCTTTCCTGCCTACCTGACAAAGGTCTAAGGCCATGCTTTCCTGGATAGCATCAAACATCGGGTCGTCGTCAATCCAACCAATGTCTTCATACGATGAGGTCTCCTCATTGTACACCTGCTCATTTGTGTGAAAGAACACGAGCTCTTCATCTTGAATCCTATTGTCAAAGTCATACTCAACATCGAATTTCAACTTGAAGATCGCTTTATCATCGTCATGCAGATACGTAGGGATGTTGTCAAAGACATATCGATGATTGAGGAACATGGGGTTTTGATCGACCTCCATATTCATGTCAAGTGGAATCTCAATCTCCTTGTAAACCAACTCATCACCATAAACCCAGTCTTCCGGAAGATCAAGCCTCCTGACAACTACCCTAAAGTTCTTTGGCCTGATGATCATATCCTCCGTAGCTATGTTTGGGAATTGATCATGCACTGGCTCAGGAAACAAATCGTAATCCTCACCTCCTAATGCGTTTGGAGGGCCAGAGAAATCAACCGTACCAATGAAGTATGGGAAGCTAGGTTTTCTTTCCTCAAAGCCTTCTGGTGCAGTCCTTTGGTTGTCCCTCCACGCGGCTGCATAGGTCGCATTAGTGATGTACGCATCAAGGGCAAGTGACCTTGTGTACATGTTCATAGGGAACACCTCAAGTGTATTGCCTTCAAAAGTCGTCACGGTATCAACATAGTAAGCGAAGCCTGGGACACTGTTAGTCGCGAACCCCATCTTGTCATACCTCATATTGACCTCCAGTTTGCTTGTGCCTTCCTCTGAGCCATTGTAAACCTTTACTCTCCAGTAGTCAGAGTAACACGTATAAGTGCCTTCCTCGTCCGCGATCGGATTGTCAAAATCAGGAATTCCATCCTCTGTAACGACGTAGCTGTCAATCGCCTGTTTAGGGTACAAAAGCGCATTCGGTCTCGACAAATCAAAGAACGGATATGCACCCTCCCTTTTTAACGTAACGTCAGTCTGTTCAAATACGAATTTTGCCGTACTGAAATTCTGCTGATCACCAACATAGTAACCCCTCACCAGATGCGCTCTTATGTAAATCGATGCTTTTGTACCGCCAAAATAATGAGGCGTAAAGCCAATCATGTAACGGTTAGCGTCTTCTGGCCCAACAATAGTCGGCTGAACAGCAACAGAGGGTACGTATGATTCTAGCTCAGGCTCCGCTTCCGGATCTGTTATTTTTGGGTACGCAAGGACGGGTTGAACCCTGAACATCTCCTTGCTTGTAGACAAGTTTTGAGATGTTGTAGGGTCATTGAAGGTGTACGGGAAGCTGATCCTATTGTTTATGTTGGAATAGGCCATAAAGTTAGAAGGGATGGTTACCTTATAATCTTCATGAAGTGTATCAGCACTTACTTGAACTACGTGTTGAGGTGGGTATTCTTGGTCGAAAAAATAGAAAGCACCATTGGTGTTACCTACGCCATCTGAGAAGTAGTCGATGTATTCTGTCGGATCCGTTACCTCAAGTTCGCCAGCGATCTGCCAGGGTTTAGCTCGGTCATCATAATTGGGTTGCACACCTCTGCCCGACTTAGCCCGATTGTTGAACCAATCGATGGGGAGTATCAGTCGGTAAGGCATTTCCGACATAGGGCCATCAAACCGGTATTTTATGACGATCTCATTCGGCTTTCCGTCACCGATGAATTTGAACTGGTTGATGAGGGCGTTTGGGACTTCCGAGTCCTCCTCAAGGTTACCGCTCGGATTGGCCAAGTAGAATTCCTCCGTGTACTCATCAGCTACCGCTATTGTGAAACCATCGTCATCACGAGCCTCACCTCTCAGGAGAATCGTGTCATCACGTCCAGACTCCTGTATCGAGTAGATTTCGAAAACGCCGCCCATGTAGATGATGTAGTCCTCATGAGAAACATCCTCACGATACCTCAGCTCAACCTCGATCTTCGACTTACCCGTCCTTTGATCGTCAGTATTATCCTCAGAAGCACCGGCAGATGGCGTTCCGATAAACTTTACGCTACACCAAACATTGGCTTCGATCAAAGAGTCTTCAGTGACCTTTTCGCCCGAATAGGACAGGGTGTTCAAATCCTCGAATGTCGTCCTGTCAACCAAAGTTATTTTCTGGTTGAACTTGCCAGCTCCTCTTGGTTTTCTCATCTCTGTATCGGGTCTAGATCATCTCTCCATTCAGCCCTGAGTACAAGGTACTCCCTTTTTCCAATGACCTGTATGGAGTAGACTTCGTAGTACTTATTCTTGAAAATGATGAAATCCTCAAACTTGATATCCGTCATAAACCTGACAAATACCTCGATCTTAACCTTACCGGTTCTTTGGTCATTCATAATTCCCTCCGAAGCACCGGCGGACGGAGTTCCAAAAAACACGACCTTCGCCCACACGTCCTGATTCGTGTAGATGTAGTCGATGGTCTTTCTCCCGTACTCTGGGTCTTCGGAAGTGATCGCCCTGCCGAAGTCCACCTTTCTGTCGAGCTCTCCGGCCCCAATAGGCTTATTCAAATCAGAACTTTCTTACAGTATTCAACAAACGCTTAACACCCTCTTTGAGTTCGGTGGTGATACCGCCAACGTATTCAGCTTCGCGGTTGGTGTAGTAGTGAGAAACCAGCAACATGACTGCCAATCTGAACTGCTTAGGCAATGCAGACGCAGACTCTCCGCCCTTCAACCAAACTCTATAAACAGCATCGTCGGTGTCTGCCGTGATGTCTGATGGGACTTCCTTTATCTCGAATGTTGACGGGTAGCATTCGCCATTGAATACGTAGTCGTCCGAGCTCATAACACTAAAGCCGCCATCGTTGTTTTTGTACCGAACCTGATACAAGCTCAAGTCCGTAGCTCTTCGAATCTTCGTGTAATGCTCACCTCTATCCAAGTAAACATACACATTCAAATCAGCGTCATACCTAAACGACCTGTTGGCAACAGAGGCAACGTATTCCGCAGCGGAGTCGATGTAGCTGGTGATCAGCGTGTCTTCTGCCGTTCCGGATACACGCAAGTGTTCCTTCATCAAATCCAACGGCACGATCTGGGTGCCTACAACTCCTGGGTTTACGATTCTTACTTGTGCCATGTTTTGAAAAAAAGAGGGGGAGGAGGTTCACTGTTCTCACAGTACCCCCTCCCCGGCCCTAAGGTATAAGGTTGATTCCTTACTGGACAGTCTGCATGCCACGGAAGGCAGCACCCTGCAAGCTCTCAACGTCACGGTAGACGTTGGCGACGATACGCGTCACACCGTTGTCAGCCTCGCTGTACGGATCAATAATGAGGTTCAATCCGCCCCACGTTCCGGTGATCATCTGCTCGCGGTGGAACATGAAGAATTCACCTGCGGTAACGCTGGAGGAGATCGTGGTGGGGTAACCAATCACGTTCCGGCGTTCGAGCGGAGACTGAGCGAACAACAAGCCGCTACCTGCATCGTGAGACAACTCACGGAACACGCGGTAGGCTTTTGCCGAAGACAAGCTCACCAAGCCTTGGATGTCAACATCAGCAGCAAGCAACTCCTCCTCGAGGTGCATGGGGTTGTACTCAGAACCGGCGGTCTCCGAGTAAGCGTTCAACGTGCCAGAAACGGTTGCGTTCAAGGCAGCAGCGGTCTTGATCTCGGCGACGATGTCCGTGTTGAACTTCGCGTCAATGGCGCGGCGGATATCCATAGCGAGGAACGCACCCATGTCCTGAGCGGATTGAGCCAGCATCTGATCCGTCACTTTCGTGTGAGCACTGTAACGAATCGGCTTGAGCGTCACCGCACTGAATGACGGGTTGGTAGAGGCCTTAGCGACACCTTCACCGACAATGGCAGCCTCCATCTTGTCGCCTTGAACCTGGAACACAACGTCACCCGTCAAGTTCGTGAGGTTCCGGACACCCAACTGAGCCGCGATGTCGCGAGGAGCAAACGCCTCAACGATACCGAGGTCATCGGTGCCGATCGTACCGCCGAAAGCACCAGATCCGTTGGTCACGGTCGCGGTACCAAGGGGTGCTGCGTCACGATTGACGATGTACGAGGGGATGCAGATTCCGCCAGCGACATTGACTTTGCCGTTGGAGAACTCCGAGCGACCCTCTTGGTTCATCTCGGCTTCGAGTCCAGTCAAGCGACCTTGTGCCGCTTCTTTGATCATTTTCCCGAAGGAAAACTTCGAGGCAGCTCTTGCCTCGCTGTCGCCCAAGCCTTGGATGTAGGCCGGAGCGTTCGTTTCTTGTGAATTACTCATGGTATTTTCAGTTTGAGCCTCCGGCTCGGTTTGATTTCTTGTATCTTCGTCCAAAGCGAACGGGTGTGGAAGGATGGATTTGTCGATGAGGATGTCAACGCGCTCTTCAGCTTTATCGTCTTCCTCCTCCTCTTCTTCGTCCTCTGTGTATTCAGCCTTCTCTTCCTCCTCCTCTTCTTCTTTCATATCGTCTCCTCCTCCAGTGTTTTCAGCGCGTTCTGCTGCCTCAGCCACAGCCGCTTCAGCCACCTCTTCAACCGGATGCTGTTGCTCCACATTCTCTTCCTGAGAAGCCAACGCGGCCAATTCCTCCTCTTCTTCTGAAACATCCTCAGAGCGCAACGCCGCTTCCATTGACCGGAGAGCAACCTCAGTCGTTGGGTAGGCACCTTGGGTGGTTGGTGAAACGTCATAGAGCTTGTCGACATCCATGATCGTCCGGTGATTCATTCCGTCCCGCTTTTCCCATTTATCGCTTTTGATGGTGAAACCAAAAGACGATGTGGAGACGTTACCCATCCGGATATTTTCAGCCAAATCCTTAGCGTATGACTGGTCACCCAGTTCGAACCGGTACTTGACCCCCACATCATCAACTTCAAGTTCAAGCCCGTGTCCCGTCCGGGCCAAAGGCATGTTCCAGTCGTGATTGAACAACGCGACGACATTATCCATGTCTGCATTCTTGAACGCAGACCGATCGACCGACTCGGAGAACTGGCCGCCAATGACAGTGGTGTCATTGAACTTTACGGCATAACCCTCCACTACGGGCTTTTTGTCCGCTTCAGACCGGATCTGAAAATCCGAACTCAGCGAACGTACTTCTTTACTGTTGGTACTCATTTCTCTTTCGGATTTATTGATGACTCCCTCGGCCCAGCTCTTCATCGAATCCCCACCCCAGGCAGCATACATGATGGATCCGCAAATGTCCTTGCCGTCACCATCCTGAAACTTACCTTGGTCATAGGTCTTTGCTCTGCTCAAAAAACTGAATGTGCGCTTTACAGTGCTCAGGCTCAATTTCTCTCTGCTTGCGATCTGATTCGCTCTCTGCCAGCCAACGGAAGTACCGCACGATGTCCCTTTTTCGTCACGGTGACGAAGGGCTCGCTTGGCTGCATTTACAGCCGCATCGGGGTATCCACCGTAAGTTTGTGCCATCTCCTTATTCCAAATTTAACCAGACGATTCCGGACTTGGCAGCGGCCAAATCTTCCTTATCGTAACCCATTCCGATCTGAATGACAGCCTTGCCAACGCGCTCGAAATAATTCGCCGATGTTGGCTTGATCTCTTCTTTTGCAGTAGCGGCAGCAGCAACTGCTTTCTCGAGTTTATTGCCGAGATCCTTTAGTTTTGCAACTTTCATCAACTCGGCTACGACTTCCTTTTTAGCCTTCGTCCCCCATGTTCCGCTGTAGCAGACGTATTGAGTGGATTTTGGCGATGCCGCTTTTGATTCGTTCCCAGCCGCCTTTGTGCTATTTTTTGCCCGGCAGTTGCGAACGGCGAATACGTATTCAGCCATTGTCTTCTTCGTTATTGATTGTGTCTTCTTCGTTCGTCATCGCGCCGGCCTGATTGTCAATCTTTGACGCATCCTTGTTTGGGTCTTTCGACTTGTCGTTGATGATCGACTCGGCGTATTTCTCCGCCATCTGAATCGGGATTTGATTCACCTGAATGAAGTGATTGTCACCCGAATCGATCGGCGGCAAACCTTCTTTCTTCCGAACCTCATTCTGACTCATAACGGCGTTCTGGAGCATGCCTTTGTAGTAATCTGCCTTGGTAGAGAAATCGGCCCGGATCATGCTATCCATGTTGAACCTGAAGCTCATGTTGCGATCATCGCCGAGGAGCTTTCTTGAAATCTCGAGCTCGAGAGCTTTGACGCGTGGCGCGATACAGCCCTGCATGTACTGAAGGACTTGCTGCTCATAGTTGCTGTAGGTCGTCCCTGAATCCATACCGACCATAGCAGGAGGCATTTGGAAGATTCGGCAGATCTCCTGAGCACTGTACTTTTTACTGTCGATGTACTGAAGCTGGTCAAGCGGAACAGAGAGTGGTTGGTAGGTGAATCCCCCTCCCAGAATTGCCACCTTGTGAGCATTGGTAGCTCCGGCATAACGCTCTTTCCAGAAGTCCGTCATCTCGCGCATCTGCTCCGTGTCGAGCGGCTCTTTGGTAGACAGGATGCCACCAAGCATACCGCCGTTTTCAAAGAACTTGTTGCCGAAATCCATCAGAGCCTTTGCAGTGGCGAGCGTTTTTCCCTGAACTCTTGTGGGAGACAGGCTCCTAAACGCCTTCACCTCCAGCATATCGTATGCGGGGACGGGGGTTGGTGCTCCAGGATAGTGGTAGAAACGCTCACCAGTGTTCTTGTCGATGGCGTAAGTGACATCGGATGCGGGAAGCCAGTAAACCTTGCCCTCCGCCCTGTTGATATAGCCGTAACCAACTCCGTAAAGGCAGCTGTCGCTGATAATCAACTGCTTGAACTCGAAAGAACCCATCAATTCGTTGGGCTCGTAGCTCATAGCGTAGCTGACGGGATGGTCTTCGATTGGCTGCACGTTACCTCTTGCGTCCTTCGACTCGACAACGCCATCCATCGACGCGATCTCATCTGCAATCTTGCTAACGCAAGCGTAAACGGTCGATAGTTGGAGTGAGTCTGTAGACGTGAACGAACCCACACTGGCCCCGATCACGGCAGATGTAGGCGAAAATGAGCCTGAAGGGATGTAAAAACGCGCTTCAGACTCAGAATTCACTTCCTTATTCGATCTTGTCTGATCGATCAGGCGATTAAATGCATCAAAAATGCTGTCTTGGGGCATAGCTGAAAGATAGGTTTTGGTGTCCGCCACTACAAGTCAACTATCTCCATGAACATGGTGAAGCCCACTGAAGAGTCGTCTTCGTAGGTCAACATTTCACCGAGTGCCATGATTGCAGCTACTACACCGTCGATTTTGTCTCCAGATCTTGATTTGTCTGGTTTTATGTTCCCCGAAGGGTCGTATTTGAGGTGGATATTGGACATCATCCACCGGAGAAACTGATCGCCGCCATGGTGGAGTTTGCCCTCTAGAGCCAGCTTTTCAAACGCCTTTGATGGGAAGCTAAGTGAGGCGAAACCCTGACCAAAAGGATCGAGTTTTTCCTCCAAACCATCGCCAGCAAGGTCTCTTATGAGAGAAAGGCTGTTCCAGCGGTCGTATGCAAGCCCTTTCACGTCATATTTCTCGCACAAGTTGTCTGGATCGTACCTGACTACGTTGTCAACCTGGTAGTTCCCGCTGATCAACCTACGTATTGCGTTGTAGTCGACGGTGTTTCCCGGAATGACGTGGATGTTCTCATAGTCGTCCACATTGGCGTAAATGTGGTTCTCATCCTGCTCCAGACGCTTTTTTATGGCCTTTTCTGGCAAAAAGTAGTGCATTTCGAGCTGAACACCGTCCTCCATGTCGCCAATAGCTACTGCTACAGCAGTCACGTCATCGGTAGCCGACAAGTCGATGCCAACGTATGCTTCGTGCTTGGAAGCCTTCACATCATACGGCATCTTGAGGTTCTCATCAGACATCCAATCGTCGTCCTGGATCCACACATCCTCTGCACCAACAAATAGATTGCAGTGTTTCACCATGAATTCAGTGATGTTCCTGCCTCCATAGAGTTTCGCGTTGTTGCACTGCTTGTGGAGGTAATCCATCTCAATCGAACTACCTAGACCTGGGTTAGCCTTAGGCCACACGGCAGGGTCGTCCCACTCGTCACCATCCTGCTTGTCTATTTCGTAGATGATGAAAAGTAAGTTGTCGTTGGAAGCAGTGCCATCAAGGACGGCTTTCCCCCCTCGAACGAACTGGGTCGCGAGCCCGTCTAACACGAAGCCCGCCGTAGAGATCGCGAGCATGAGCGGTGACTTACGAGAACCCATGGATGAGGCCAATACTCGGTACAAGGCTCCGTCTTTCAGGGCATGCATCTCATCAACACACCCCACATTCAATGACAATCCATCGAGCGTATTTGCGTCCGAGGAGATCGGCCGAATCGTGCCGTCCTTTGGCCCCAAAACTTCATTCTTGTGAGCTACAAACCGCTTCGACAATGGAGGCGATTTCTTCACCATACGGCGAATTTCATCGAACACCTCCTTCGCCTGATCTCGCTTTGTTGCAGCAGTCACAAACTGTGGGGCTCCATCGTCATCAAGCACAGCCATCGCCAGGATAATTGCTGCGGCGAGCTGCGTCTTCCCGCTCTTCCGGGCAACGAAAAAGTGAGCTGATGTGAACCTCCTCTTCTTTTTGTCGTCCTTGTGAACCCACCCGAAAATCTGACCTAGAAAGAAAACCTGCCACGGCGACAGGATCATCGGCCTTCCAGCCCACTTACCTCTGGTGTGCACACAGACTCGCTCGATGAAGTTGATGTACCGGGCCGATTCTTGAATATCGAACACCCAGTCAAACTCATCGTCAGACTCTTGCCTGTCCAGGTCATTCTCAAACCTCTCACATGCCAACTTTACGTACCGACCGGATATGATCTCTCCACTGAGCACACCTTCAGCATACTCAAACATCCTGTTCAGAGCGGAAATATCTACACCGGTCGCGGCCATGTTATGTTAGCTTGTCAATATCGTCACCCTCGGCAGATTTCGAGTTTGCGTTTGCAGCATTCACGGCGGCACCCATCATGCGGGCGCGATCCATTGGTGATAGGCCGAGTTTGGCACTCAGTTTACCCACCTCTCCCTGAACCTTTGAAAGCGCGGTCATCTTACCGCTGACATTAGACGATCCATTCTCGTAGTTCTGGACGATGTCATCAATCGTTTGAATCTCACGCGAAAGCATGATGAACATAGAGAGGTTTTTGGCGAGCATAGTGATCGTGACCACATCAACGCTTTCCAGCAAACCGGTGTCCTCAAGGTAATTCAGTACCATTTTGAACATCTGTTGCCCATCGTTATCTAATGTAACTATGGGCTTGAGATCGGACAGCTGCGATGACGGTTTTTTCGTCACGACTTTTTCGACTTCCTCGGAAGCCACCTTCACTTGCTCCTTCATCTGCTGGAGCAGCGTTGCCTTATTTCCTCCTCTTGGTTTCATTATGCACCTGCGTTTCGAATCCGAATCAGGACAGATGCCTCGTAGTCGTCCCGGTCACTGTACTCCATGAAAAGGTCAAGTGGCTGGATGTAGAAGTTCTGCCCATCAAAAACATAAATCTCATCATCAGGAGGGCATGCGTTGTAGATAGCATCAGCAAGTTCGGCAGCCTGGACATAATCCTTCGAATAGCACTTAACGTCAAATTCGAAACTGGCAAAGTCAGCTTGAGACAGATTGGTAACGTCAAAGGTCGATTGATTGATCGTGACTTCGAGTGTCTTTTGGCCCTGGATCCGATTGCCAATTGTGACCGGGATCTCGAGACCTACGTTTAATCCCGCGCCTTCTTCAGAGTCTACAGCGGCTCTGACTAATTTGTAGCACAGCTTATGCGCGATTGCTAATCCTGACATTTTGTGTATTCTTCTTGGTTAAAGTATTCGTGGATGACCGCCGCGCAATCATCGTACCCTTTACAAATCTCAGCCCGCCACCCCCGAGCGTTCAAGTCCTTGATCCATTCCTTCTGGTGGGGTGAAGGCCGGCCATTCTCCGTCTTGACCTCGATCGCTAACCCGATGTACATGCCGCGTGGTTCAAAAATGAGGAGATCTGGAATCCCCTTGGAGTAGCCTGCCTCCTTCATTTTCTTGGCTGTGTGCATTGCTAACCTCACTCCGCCGACAGTAGCAGAAAAGAGTGGTTGTGGATCAAATGACTTTAGCAGCTTGACCAGTTTTACTTGGATGTCGTGCTCCGGACTCTTGTTCTTACGAGTGGGCTTCTGCCCGTTCATGTAATACGTCATGTGTGCTGGTCGGTGATTTTCTTCTTCATGTAGTTGACGCAATGATCGAAGCTGGTGAACCTGACTCCCCTCGCCTCGTAAGCCGCCCTCTTGGCGTTGCAGCTCCTGCATGACCCTACGATGTTGGTTTTGTCGTATGGGTTGATGCCCTCTTCCTGGCATCGATGAACCGGCACCACGTGGTCAGCCTGGGTGGCTACTGTGACCCGACCAAGGTGCAGACACCACTGGCAGACACCATCCCGATCGAGAACCGCCTTGCTTGTGGCTCTCCACTCCGGCGACTGGTAGAACGACGACGACACTCCGGATCCACTGAAGGGCTTGATCAACTCGCCGGTCTTCAGGTTCCTAGTGTTGCGACCGCTCTTCTTCGCCATCCATGGTTTGCTGCGTCCTCTGCGTCTGAGATTCATTCCGCAA